CTGTGTCATCTGGGTTGTTAGTCGGGTCGATCAACATACTATTATTAAGCACGATTCTCTTTCCCTGTTTGATGGCTTTCATTTTAATTTCAGTATCTAATGTGAGATTTGTTTTATTATATTTAAGATTACTCGGTCTACTATTATGGGGTACTGACATTATTTGAAACCTTACATAATCAGTAGCTCCCATGTGTACTCTCTTTATAACATGTATATATACACAGGCGTTTAATGTTACAGCTAGTAACATCATGTCTTCAGCTACCAATGTGGAGTAATTATTCGGGTGTCTATATTCATTAGGGTTACCATTCACTTTCATAATTATATCTTTATTTGTGTCTTGTATTACACAGCCGTATGTTTCGGATCCTATTCGTATTTCCCCTTGTTTTTTAAATACATGCATTGTTCCACAACCTACTGTACCATATGGTTGTTTACATAACATTAATCCCAATTCTAAAGGATCAAAATAATAAAGTGAATCGGTGAAATTGAATAACGGATTATCTAACGTAGTCACTATATCTAGTGATGATTGCAAAGTGTCCTGTATAATATTCATTCTCCTATTCTCTGGCTTAACCGTCATACCATACTCTTTGAGTAATATCCTCCTCTTATTGATTCTGTAATAATCTTGATTAGATAAAGTTGGCATTAAATACACACCTGTTAATCCATAACTTATCATTCTACAAGAAGATCCTACATCTACTAATGGTCGTGTGTACTGACCCATTATATTGCTAAATTCTAGAAATTCAGTTGTGTTTTCATTCTCTAACTGATGTCTCCAAACTGCTAGATCGTTGTGTTCATTTGTTAGTTCGGTAGATGATTGAACATTATATACACCATTATCATTAAAATGTGATACATTTTTTACCGCATGTTTCTTCACATATTTTTGATGGGTTAAATCACATTCACTCTTAGTATGTGCATATCTAGGTTTAACTATTTCGTTTTTAGTATTGATGACATTATTCTTTACTAATGTAACTACTTCATGTTCTGGTATCTTCATTATATATCTTTGATTCAATTTGAGATTTACGTCATTCATATCAGACAACAAACGTTCTTCTTCGGTCATCATGGCATATATTCTTTCTAATA